TTAGCTGAAGAGGTTGTGGCACAAAGTTCTAAAATTACAGCCGCTCTATATAACCCCGATAAAAATAATATTACTTTCACTGGAAATGAACCGTTTATATTTGAATTTTATGATGGGGTGAATGGATATAAAACTGGTGAAAATGGTTATACCACACCACATGATATTTTAGGATTACCAGCCAGTAACTTTGCATCGGATGGTAACACACTTACAACGGGGAGTATAAATTTACAGGGACCCGATGCACTTATTGTCAAATTGAGTAGCGGTTCAGAAGAATTCAATAAAACTGTATTTTCTGAAATACCATTTTATACGGGTCGTATACTTATGTGTGGAGATGTCATCAATTATTCAGGTACCGATGATGCTGTAGTACATAATTTTGATTCTGGTCCCCAAAAGAGTATACAAAGTTTGAGGGTTCAATTTTTTTACAGTAGTAATAATCGTTTAGTACCATACGATTTCAGACATGCTAATCATGTACTCAAACTTGCTATAGAATGTTCTACTGGTAAACTTGAAAATGTACCAAAGGTAACGAAAGATTTTTCGCTTCCACCGCCTATACGCATTCCTGAAATGGAGAATCCGGATAGATGGAGTGGTTGGTTTTATATAGCCATTATAGTGATAACTGGAATCCTATTTATATTTTTCACTAGACCTAAAAAAGTTAGCGAGTAACGGCATAAATGGGGGTCGAGGCCGGTTTGGTGACACGCTTAGACAGACGCGAGAGTATCATATAAACGATGATTGAGAGAAGAGTAGTAATTATGGCGGTAACCCCATAGTTAAGTCCACTGTTTTTCTGAACCTTAATAATCTGATGAGTTGCCCAACGCACCAGGTCCATCCAGGATAAGGCGGCGGCGAAAGAGAAACCGGCAACGATCGAGTTGAGCGCTTGGGTTTCGAATTCACTGGTAATAGTTTTAACAATTTGTTCTGGCATTTATAATATAAAAATATTTTTATTCTGGTAAAAGTTCTTCTACAAATAATATTTTTTTATATTTTTCCTTTTTATATCCCCTGATGATTATTTCGACGTTGTCATCAGAATCTGTTTCAGATTCTGATGTGTCGTCACCAGTTTTGAATTTTTTATATTCCGTGTCAGACCAACCCTCTGGACAAGTGTTCATTACTATCAATAGCATTTTTTAACATATGTTCTGACGGATTGGTGGGTACCCAACTTTCCCATGCGTCATATGCTTCTGTTATGGCTCTCATGGCTAAGTTTGAACCGTTATAAGGTTCAAATATTTCATCTTCAACTTCAACTACTTCTACGTCGTCCGTATCAGATTCATCACTATCGTATATTTCCGGAAAATAAGAACCAATCTGTTTTCCCACTGTATGCATTGCACAATATTTCATGCAGTATTCCATATCCTTTCCTAAGATGGTGGAGCGACCACATGCTTTTGCATATTGTCCTGATAATACGACAGCGTTTTCTAGTACCGGTGTAATTATATCAATTGCTGTTTGTGCCATTCTCGAAGATAAGTCGTGCTGTTCCATTTTCAACTCTTAGAATATTATAACTAAGTGCATAAACTCTAAGTTCCCTTTCCGTGATGTCAGACATGAGTGATAGAGTTACATATTGTTCTTTTATTAGACTAAAGTTTCTTTGTCCAGTGGGATACCATCGCTCGGGTTCGAGTGCAAAGCTATAAGAATAAAATCGTCTGAATAATTGTGTTCTTGAATGATGTATACCACTCTGAACTGCTCTAAGATGAATCAAATTACCAGTTTTCTCATTTAATATTAAATCGTCATCCAGCCTTAATTGAAGATTTCTTAGATTTTCATAGTTATTATATATACCATCAAACTGGTTTATGTTATCATAATCAAATACAGATACATCAGATCCGATTCTCTGGATGATAAAATATAATTCCTTTACGGGGTTAACAAATTGTAACTTTTGTTTATGTTCTAGCGTATCTAACGGTACTATTGATGTATCACTTTGTATTTGAGTAATAACATAGTCCGTAGGTACTTCCTGGTATTTGATTCTTTCGGGTGTGTCGAGCGTAACGAGATCTGTCTGCATCTTGAAACTTTTTATCAATCCCTTTTGTTCAGATACATAAAGTCCTCTTTTGTTAGTAGTACTATTCGTAAAATAAATACACTTATCTATTTTACTCAGCTTTACGACAATTTCAACTTCCTGATTTGTTATAGCACAAAGGGGTACAACCAGTTCAGGGTTCTTATAAAAATAAAAAGGTACGTCGATTATATACGATTGATCATTCTGTGATGGTGCTAAATATGGTAAGATAGTAAAACTGTTCACTGGTGTTCCAGAAATCTCAAACGGTGGTTTACCTATCAATTTGGAAAGATTAACCTGTTTAGTTTGTGTAACATAATGCTCTGAATGTATCTGCATAAAATCTCTCGTAACCCTTTGAATAAGAGTACCACCTATGTACATGTCTACATGATCTATTATAGCATGTCCTATAGATTCAACGTACCCTCTTACAATTCCTGGATCTGTAGATTGTTCTATTGGTCCTAATGTAACGAGAAGTCTTACGTTCTTCAAAAGGTCACCTGCATCCTGAGGAATAGTACACCTGAGCGTCTGCCCGAATTCTAATTCTCCATTCACGTCATGATCTATAGTAAAATTTGCAAAATTCGAATGTTTACTAAAATTTTTTATAAAGTAAGTATATTCTGGTTTGTCCGTGAAAAAAACATCCTGCGTACCTCTCGTGGCAAGCTGCACGCGTCCAGCCATTACTACTAATACACTTTAAAATTTTAAACCGGCTATTCCACTACTTACTCGTAATACATTGTAATTTACTGCATATACATTAACCAACGTTTCATTCTTATCGTCAACCTCTTCTAGCTCCATATTGAGTTTTTGATGTATTATACGACTCATATTTACTTGTCCGGTCGGGTAATAGACTTCTGGATTCAAAGCGAATGAATATGTATAGAATTCATATGCCGGTGAGGGACATCCCGTATGATGGTCAAGAGACTGTTGATATGCTAAATATTTTCTGTCATGATTGAAGATAGTTGAACCATTAAATTCTAAAGATACACGTTTAATAAATCTATGATCGGATCGTATATTGATTTCATTTGAACGATACATTGTATCATCGGTGATAGGTTCATAATTATATAATAACTTTCTCCCGTCTCTCTCTAATTGTTCACCTTCTTGTAATGTTGCTATCATGTAAAGTTCTCTGACTGGATGCTTAAAATTAAGCATCACAGATCTTGAAGATATATTAGGTTTAAAAGGAATGGTTGCGAGCTGCAATTGCGTAATCACGTACTCTATAGGGCGTGTCAATAGAAATCTTTTTTCCTCGTCAGTTATGAAATAGAAATCAGTTATAAGTGAAACATTATTAATAACACCGTCATTTGTTGGATATATTTCCCATGGATCATTTTCGCTTAATCTTTCATACGAATATGATATTTTATAATTGGATTGTTTAAATTTTATGCGAACTTCGATTAACTGTTTCGTAATTGCACACACTGGAATAGCCAGACTGGGATGTCTAAAAAAGTAAAAAGGTAAATTAATGTAAAATGTATATGGTTCTGAAAAAACAATATGATTATTATGTCCACTTAGAAAATAAAGAGTTTGCGAAGTATCGTCTAAATTACTATGAATCTGATCATACATGTAAATGTATTCACCTGTGATTCTTTCTATGGTTTGACCACCTATCATGAGATCGGCGTAATCTATGATCCTAGATCCAATAGATGTATTGTATGTATTTGAAACAAGATTATCATCATCTTCTGGTAAAGGTTCCAGAGTGACCTTCAACATCATGCTTCTCACGAGATCACCTACATTATTCGGTATTCTACATAATAATGTTTTACCAAAATCNGTTTGACCTTCGAATGGTAACTCCACAGCCTCTATAGCAAAACGGGTATGGCGTCTGTAGTTCATTACAAAATATGAAAATTGCGGTTCACCGGTAAGCCATTGATCCTGTATACCCGTGACAGCGAGACGTAAACGACCTGCCATTCTTATTAAACGTGAGTAAAATTTTATTAATTAAAAGAAGGCAATATTGTAGATGGATTTAAAACTCAAAAAATTCAATCCAGCCACCATGGCTGACGACAGGGTGTGTGTATTCATAGGAAAAAGAAACACTGGAAAGTCAACCCTCGTAACTGATATTCTATATCACAAAAAACATTTACCAGCGGGTATAGTTTTATCTGCGACAGAAGAAGGAAATCATTATTATCAACAGTTCATACCGGATCTGTTTATATACGGTGATTACGACAGGGAAGCCATTGAAAGAGTGATGGAAAGACAAAGAAAGCTTGTCGGTGCTGGAAAACAAAACTGTGGGGCTTTTCTTCTTCTTGACGATTGTATGTACGACAATAAGTTCATGAGAGACACTTGTATTCGCCAGTGTTTCATGAATGGTAGACATTGGAAGATATTTTTCATGCTTACTATGCAGTATTGCATGGATCTCCCACCAGCTCTTCGTGCTAATGTTGATTACGTGTTTATTTTACGAGAAAATATCATTCAGAATAGAGAAAAATTATATAAATCATTTTTTGGTATATTTCCATCTTTCGACATGTTCAATAAAGTCATGGATGCATGTACAGAAAACTATGAATGTTTAGTTTTAGACAACACAGCAAAAAGTAATCGTATAGAAGATTGTGTATTCTGGTATAAAGCAACTTTACGAAAAAATTTTAAAGTCGGAGCACCGGAATATTGGCAAGCGCATAAAAAGATGTTTAATCCAAAGGGTAACACATCCATAAACAATAAAAACTCAAAAGCAAAATCTACACAAGTGAAAATTACAAAACAAAAATAACCTAAGTAACTTAAAAATATATAACAAATCAATAACAATGATTCCTATCAAACTTCACGCAAATAATACGGATCTTCTTAAATTCATCGATGATAAACCAACACTTGATATCGATGACTTTTTGGAACATGAGGTTATAATGGGTTCTGAGGATGCAAAGAATCTCCTCGCCATAGAGAATGCCACTGAAATTGCAAAACAATTTATACAAAACCACTACGAAGATATTTTACGAGCTATAAGGTCGGAAACGACGAAAAAGGAAGATGCAGTTTACAGATGTAAGAATACGGAAAACATTACAAAATCATCGTATGAAATCGAATATGTCCATCTCGAGAAAATACTTGAGGAATCTGGTGGACACGCTATATTTATTAAAGTAAACAATAAAACAAAACAAATTATACTTTACGATTCGATGGGAGAAGACGCCTACTTTAATGAATTTGAGGATGTTATTAGGGATACGTATCCAGGGTACAGGGTAAGGGATAAGTCCATAAGCGTTCAGCCTACAGGCGGTTTTACACAGGAAACACCTGAACAGATGGCAGAATCCATGTACGTTTCACCAGAGTCTGGATACATTAATAAAGCATGGTATGTATCCCAGTATGACGAACTATCTCAACATCATTTTTGTTTTATAGAAGCATTTGTTGCCATGGCTTTTGAGAGTCTTCCCATGTATCGTAAAGGTCCAGATGACCCCAGGGAGAGACTTCGATTTATAAAACGTGTCGTATGGGGATTCAT